GTACAAAAAGCCATGAGAAATGGTTGGGTAAATTACACCACTAGATATTCTATTTGGGCGGGTACGCAGCCTGCTAGGTTTGAATTAGACTCCGGTTTAGATAGACGTTTCTTTATCATAGATATAGAGATGACACCGGAAAAAGAGAGAGCATATAAAATTGCACAACATCGTCAAGCCAATATGCAGGCTGATGAGAGGGCTATGTTAGCGAACCTAAACCTAGAGATTAGGACATGGATTAGACATCGTGTAGAAACTGCGGTAGCAAATCCTCCTACGGGAATTATCTTTGATGACGACATAATGGAATGGATTGATAGACCGGATGTACGTTCTTTTGAGGCAGATTTATTCAGAAGATTGTGTATTGGTTATGCTATGATGCAGCCTGAATATCGTGGTGGAGAGCCTTTAATAATTAGACTTGACGATACTTTAACGGGAATACTAAACCAATCACTAGCCATGAGAAGAACGGTTATGGATGCAGACTTAGACTTAATACGCTCGGCATTTTGGATGAAGGATATTCCTAAGAGTCAATTACTCAAAGAGATTTCTAGGATGATTACTAATGGTGATTATCAATCCGCTAAGAGATGGCTTATAGAGAACCTTGAGTCGCAAACGTGGTACACCGAGCATGAGCCTGCTGTAAAAAGGCGTGGTCGTAAGGGTGTAATATGCCGCTTTGGTAATCTTAGTGAAAGTGTAGAAAATCTACAATGGGGGAATAAAACATGAGTAAAAAACTACAAGGTAGATTGAGCCGTAGAACTATGAGTACACAAAACGATGGTATCAAATGTGCTGCTAGGTATCTTTTAGGTAAAACTACACCCTGTACTGCTGCTGAATGTTTTGAACATATGACTTTCAAAAGTGGTAAATTGTATAGAATAAGTAATAGAGCGACCTCTTTGAGAAGATTAGAAAGTAGGTTGATAAGACACCCGATAATAAAGAAGCACGATACTAAACCAAGAACCTTTAGTTGTTCGTTAGAGGATTATGAAAATTATTTTGATTGCGACCCGTTCTATGACTACACCGACCAAACTGTTAAAAATAAAAAATCACACGATAAGCCATCAAGGAGGAAGAATAATGGGTAAAATTGTCTGTTGGTTTAGTGGAGGTGTTACTTCAACCGTTGCTACTAAATTAGCACTAGAAAGATACGAGGATGTGGAAATTATATTTTTTGAGACAGGAAATCATCATCCCGATAATGATAGATATTTTGCCGAATGTGAGAAATGGTTCGGGCAGCCGATTGTAGTTTTGCGTGATGAAAAGCACGAAGATATTTATTCTATTTTTGAGGAAAAAAGATTTATCAATTCCCCCTATGGTGCGCCTTGTACTCAAATATTAAAGAGGAAGGTTAGGCAGAAGTGGGAAGATGAGGTTGACTTCAAAAATAATTATGAAGGCCAAGTGTTCGGCTTCGATTGTTCACCAAGAGAGTACAAAAGAGCAGAAAGATTTCACAAAGAATATCCATATACTAACCCATTATTCCCGCTAATCGGCTGTAATTTAACAAAGGAAGATTGCTTCAATATAATGGAGAGTAACGGTATAGAGATACCAAAAATGTATAGGTTAGGTTACGGTAATAATAACTGTATAGGTTGTGTCAAAGGCGGTATGGGTTATTGGAATAAGATAAGAATAGATTTTCCCGAAGTGTTTGAAAAGACTGCTTCTTTGGAGAGAGAAATAGGTGCTACTTGTATAACAGATAGAAACGGTAATCGTGTATATCTTGATGAGTTAGACCCGAAAAGAGGATGGGCTTTGAAGCCTTATGTTGAGCCTTGTGGCTCATTTTGTGATGATTTAGATGGAGTTGAATAAATGAGGACTAAGAGAGAGATTGAATTAAGATTGCATAACGAGAATGATGCTTTTGTGATAGAAGTATTACGATGGGTGCTAGAAGGCTCTTGTGATTTTTGCGAACACAAAAACCGTAAAGAGATGGAGTTAGAAGTACACACAGGAGACTCTTCACCTGCGTATCTTGAGGGTAAATATAATTGGGCTGATGGTACGGTTATGCACCACATGGATTATCACATGGAGTACGACCCTAGCGAGGCAAAGCACGTTGAAGAAGCACGTTCTCAATCTATCAACACACTAGATGCTGCGGAGGATATTGTTACTAGGATTCAGTCTTATTTGGATGAGTTGGAAATAAGAAAGGAAGCAGAAGGTGGTATATCATCCGAGTTCGTTGCCGATGCTTCTAGGCTCATCGGGCAGGCTAATACTTCCTTAAAACTAGTCGGTCAATTGAAAAAAGAAATTGGTGTAGATTCACAATTACTTTTAGCCCAATTACAAATGTCAGACATCAGTAGAATATTGGTTGAGGTTCTAGGACATGACCACTTATTATTAGATAGTGTAGAAAGGAAACTAAATGCACTATCCGCACCCGTTATAGATGTGGATTACAAGGAGGTTGAATGATGCCTAAAAAGTGGAGAAATAAACCTACACGTATGATGATAACCCGTACTTTAGAGAAAAAAGAAATACCTAATCTTGTCGAGGCTATGGCCGAAGATGGTGTTAGTGCGTACATAACTAGTAGTGGTATAGTGTGGTATCATGCAGAATACAAGGTAGCCAAAAATGTCATAGCAGATGTTTGGGGGTTATCTTCAACGCAGATGGATAGAGTAAACAATTACATATATGGTAATGACCCATTTGTTAATATTTATAAAGATGAATACAAAAAAATTGACTAAAAAAATTGAAAGGGGGTATAGACATTATAATTTTTACAAAAGACCCAACACCATTTATGACAGGAGAATATCTTGTCATGTATAGGACATTAGATACTGCACCTACGCAGGCTAATATTACTTACATCCTACATACAGATAAGTTTGGGGTAAAAGAAATAGAGAAATGGTCGCCTGTTATACAGAATAAGTTAGTTATTGTTACGGAAAAAGCACCTAAGATAACAAAAAAGATAGAGGATTTAGTTGTTGTTGATGACAAGTTGCTCATAAAAAATAAAGATAATTATTTTGGTGCTATCAAATCTTTACTCACATGGAACGATAGAAAAAGAGTGAGCAAGGTGTTGCACGATACGCCACTACCACTAGTTATTGCTTTCTTAAAACAAAATGATGTGGACATAGAAGTGTGGCGCAGTCTAGCGAAAACACACCAAATATTACCGGAAAAATACTCTAGGGCTTTATTGACTTACAAGATTAAACCTAAAAATATGAGAGTTAATTGGCCTAAAAAGAAAACAAAGGAAAAAGAACGACCCGATGTGTTTGAATATGACGATGAACATTGGGAGATTATAAAGGACAACTCTATAACCGTAACCAATACGTCTCGCAAGCGTAAGAAGGTGTCGGATGAATGGGTATAATTATAGACATTTTTCTTTTCTTAATATTAGTTTTTTTATTGTCTTTACCTACCTTTATTTTATTTGCATATCTTCATGGATTTGATGCATTGATTGATGAGTTTAGAGATTACGGGTATATAGAAAGGCGACGAGAAAGTTCTAGAACAATAAATCAAAGGGATGCAGATAATTATCTAGCAAATAGTGTATTTTGGTCGGATATGGGAAACCATTAATAAGAACCATAGTGATAACATTTATACATGAGTGCAAACAACCGACGGGTTCGTCGGCTTATCGTAGACATCCTATGGAAACATGGGGCTATGACTAAAGAAGCAGTAGCACAAAGACTTTCTAGTGATAAGAACGTGAGAGCAGTACCCTCACCACACAGTTTATCGGCTCTCTTATCTAAGAATCCTCAAATTATACCTGTCGGTAGTGAGAAGGTAGAGAATGCCGTAGGACTAAAGGCTAGTCATCTTATCTATGACATAGATAGAGAGTTGATTAAATCCTCTGATGATATAGTTTATAGCCGTACTCCAACCGTGATGACACCTACACAAAGGAGAGAAGCAGAACAATGCAGGTGTGGAAGGATAAGAGTATTCCCACCGGATTCGGGTGTTTGTTTACATTGTGTAAGGAATAATTCATAACACACTAACGGAGTAGGTACACATGGGGGAGATGATGCGAGAGGATATTAGTAGCATTCTGTCAGCCATGTATCATACCCACCATAATCACGACCTGTCGTATTTACTCTCTCCCGCACATATTTCAGAAGGTAATTTTATCAGAACAGTATTGGATTACTTTACCGACCCCGATGAGGATGAAGAGATAGATTCTATTATTGTAGAAAGGATGAATCCCGAATACCTACGAGGTATAATGATGGGGTTAGTCATAGCACTAGACACAGAGAAGAGTCATGGCGAACACATGGGTAGAAGTAGTCATGGTGAGATTCTACATTTGTTTGATGCGGCCAATGCTTTCTTGATTGAATCACTACAAAGATAATGTTTATAACCCTAACAAAACACAATTTATGTTATGGTAACATGGGCTACTAAATACAGACCTACTACATTCGATGAGATGGTTGCTAACAATAATTTCTCTAATTTCGACCAACACCTTCTATTACATAGTAAGGCGGCAGGTGTCGGTAAAACTACTTATGCTCACGTTATCGCCAACGAAAGGGGCTACCCCTTACATATATTCAATGCTTCCTCTAAGAAAACTAGAGGTATAACATTTGTTGAAGAAGAGTTGTTACCTTTGACACGTTCCGGCAACTATCGTCAATACATACTACTAGATGAAGCAGACCAATTGACACCGGAAGCACAGGGCGCTTTGAAAGGTGTGATAGAAAATGCACAAGGTCTTTTCATTCTTACCTGTAATAATATCGAAAAAGTAAGTCCTTACTTACGTTCAAGATGTAGGACATTAGAGTTTAGACCCATAGAGATAGATGAAATGTTCAAGAGACTACAACAGATTGTTGTAGCCGAAAATGTGATTATAACAGACGCACATCTTCGTATGATTTGTGAAGCACATAGTGGTGATTTGAGAAATGCTATCAATGCTTTACAGGCTTATGATTCTTTAGGTGAAGAGAAAGGAAAAGCATTCGTACATAGTTTAACGGTAAAAGAGTTTGATAGTAAGTTTCTATTAACTCTATGTTTCCGTGAGAAAGATTTCACTAATGCTATGAAGTTGTTCGGTAACAATGATGTAAAGCAGACCATAAGAAGCGTATTTGATTACGCAATAGAGTCCGATGCTAGTAGCAACGGCAAAATGACAGTCATTGATGCGGCTATAACTGCCGAGAGAGATTTGATGAGTGGGATTGATGAAGATATTGTCAAGGGTAATTTCTTGAGAATGTTGATTCAACCGCATTCTTTATAACCGTATTAATGGACACGATAAAACAACAGAGGTACACAAAATGAGTAACCAAATGCTAGAAAATATTGCTAAAACGCTGAACGTAGCACCGGAAATGGTGCAAAGTAGGGCTGATGAAGTCCTTGTAGAACAGGGGGCTGCGTGGAAAAATGCAGGTCGTTCTGATGAAGATTGTGCGGTACTCGCACTAAGAGTCGCAGGCCGACAAATATCTTCTGAATCTGCTAAACTACGTAGAACAGGCTCGGATGTTTTCGAGGGTATGTTCATTTCCGTACCTAGACCTAAAGAGTGGGGTAAAATCCTATACAATAAGATGAAGAATCAACTTATGACTGCTACTGATGATGTACGTCAAGTACTGATTGATAGTGGGGCAGTTGTTATCTTTGAAGATAATAATGACGGTACATACACAAGACTTGCGGCAGAAATGTTCGGCATGGGTACTGAATCTGATACATCTACTTTACCAAAACACACAATGATGTTAGATGGTAATACACATTTCTATGTAGTGTGGGACAAAACCAACCCTACATTCCCATCCGGTGATGCTAACTTCAAATATGGTGCGCCTCGCCCCCAAGATGAGAGAGAAAGAACATCATTGTTCTATGGTCGTAAACAAGGAACTAATGATTCCTTAAAAATACTTAAAGTAAGTGGTAATGGTGCGGCTGCTGATAGGCAATACCCAACTTTTACTCCATTAACTATCCCTATGAAGGGTGGTAATAATGATAGATGTTACTTAAATGCAGACGTTTCAGTACCTACTGTTGATACTTCTTTGGCTAACCTTTTCGATGGTTCGCCTACTGACATCATCGGTGGTTTGATTGGTGAAGAGAATCTATTAGCAGGTTTGTCTCACTTAGGTACATACTACGACACATACAACGGTAAAGACGGTTGGTGGGATAGAAATTGTGCTGTAATTACAGAAGTAATACACATAGACCCAAGAGACAACGGTGGATATATTCTAGTGTGTGCCGATACTGATATGACTTCTATGGCAGGTACGGTTGACGTATATTGTGATGAAGAAATTGACTTTGCAGTAGGAACAAAGATGCTACTACTAGGTGGGGCTTGGAGAAGTAGAGAAGGTGAAGATAGGCTATCAGTCAATGGTTGGTATGCCTTCGACATCATCCCTCAAATGGTCGAACCTGTCGTGGAAAACGATGGGTGGGAACAATGAAGGCCGTAGGAGAATACGTTATCCTTAAGATGGCTGAAACAATCAGTACATCGGGTCTTATTACCGCAAAAGAATATATTGTTGATAGTGTAGGTTCTCTCGTACCCCTAGAAATAGGGTGCGGGGACACCGTACTATTCAATGGTGATAAGATAGAGATGACATTGGATGACGGCAGAGTTTGTATGCATTATGACAACATCTTAGCGTTTGATGCTGAGGAAGTACCTTACTACATAGGTGGAGAAGAATACTACGGTGAAGAACCGGACTTTTTGTGAGGTATTTTTATGGAAACAATATTAACAGGAATGGAAGCAAAGAGTAAATTACTCAAAGGTGTGAACAAGGTTGCTAACGCAGTCAAGGGTACTTTAGGGGTAAATGCAAGGACAGTTATCATTCAGAATCCTAGTGGTATGCCTGTAATTCTTAATGATGGTGTTACTGTTGCTAGGGCTATCAATGATGCAGACCCTTACGTACAAATGGGTATAGACTTACTTAAAGAAGTCGCTAGCGAAGCACAGGAGAAGTCGGGAGACGGTACTACTACTGCTACGCTTATAGCACAGGCTTTGTGTAATGGTTCTCTTACCTTAATAGAACAAGGTGTGAGTCCTATTGTCATTAGAGACGCTTTGGGTTATTACTTAGAAGAGACAATAGATTATCTTAACGATATCAAGACCGATGACTTCTCTATCGAAGATGTGGCTACTATCGCTGCTAATAATGACCCTGTATTGGGTAAATTAATAGCGGATGTTGTGGACAAGACAGGTAGTAAAGGTACTATTACCATAGAAAAAAGCCCTACCTTTGAAACATACACAGAAGATGTGCAGGGATTAGAGGTTCTATCGGGCTACGCACACAATGTTATGATAAATAGTCCGAAGGCTAGGTGCATCTTAGATAACCCTATGGTTATAGTAACAACCGAAAGGATTGAGACGTTCAATGCTTTGATACCTGCTTTAGAATTAGCAGTCAAAGACAACAAACCTATCGCTATATTCTGTACTGACTTTAATCATCAAGCGTTACAGAATCTTTTAGTCAACATAGCACAGGGTAAAATAAGCGCATTATTAGTTAAGCCATCCGGTATGCCGGATGAACAACAAGCGTGGTTAGAAGATATAGCGTTAGTTACAAAGAGTACTTTGTTTAAGACTTCTCTAGGAGAATCTATCACTAAACTAACTTCATTTGATGTAGGCTCATGTGATAAAATACAGGCTTCTGCTTTGACTACTATAATTACAGCGAGTGGAGAAGCATCTGATGAATTAAACGAACACCTAGATTCTTTGACTTCTTATGAAGAAGAAGCAACTAATGATTGGATGCAACAATACTATAACAACCGTATATCAAGATTGACTAATGGTATATCTAAGATATATGTCGGTGGTAAATCTGAGGTCGAACAACTAGAAAGAAAAGAACGTGTGGATGACGCAGTAAACGCTTGTCGTTTGGCTATGGATGGTGGCGTGGTCGCAGGTGGTGGTTCAGCATTATATTTCGCTAGAATGAAATTGTCTAAACATCCCGAAGATGTTGATTTTCATATCAAAAAATTATTTAATCTTGGGCTATTAGCACCCATAACTACAATAATACAGAACGCAGGTAATAACACGGGCGAAATACCTATACATACATACAAACAATATATTTGCGGTAAAACTACTGAGGTTAGAAACGCATTTAATGATGGAGTTATTGACCCCGTACAAGTAACAATCAACAGTTTAGAATCTGCTGTTAGTGTAGCAGCATTACTTCTTATGACTGATGCAGCGATACTAACTGAAAGTTTATAACCCTAATAATTAGAGGAATATATATGAGCGCATGGGGAACACAAGCAAAACCTACGACTAAACAAAAGACTGCCGAACCTGTAAATAGGTTCGATGAGAGTTATTACAAAAATCTCTTTGAGAATAACACTATCAAAGCGATTACTCACAGGGCTGCTTTCGTAGGCCATGAGAATACTGCTAAGACGGGATTGGCTTTATCATGCTTGAAAAATGAAATAGAAGCAGGTAAAACAATCTATATTTTCGATATAGATAACTCGGCTAAATCAACAGTAGACCATGTGTTCCCCGATGCCTCTAATATAGTGGTGTTGCCTTTACATGATGAGACGGATGATTCTATCTTTGACGAAGATAACAACGTAGATTACAAAGCGTTGTTAGATAAGACTTCATGGTACGTCAACATTCTTGCTGAGAAAGTTAAGAATGACCCCGAATCAGTAGGTGGTGTAATCTTTGACGGTGGTTCAACATTCCTAAAATGGTGTGAACACGCTATGAGAGCATCACTACTAAGTCGTGGTGTCATTGAAACGGAAGATGGTACATTCAATCAGAAAGAATGGAGAGAGAGAAACCGTCTATACAGAAATATTCTGACACGTTTACACAGTCTTAATGTTGCTAAGGTTTACTTTACCTTTCACTTAAAAGCAGTATCGCAATTTATGGATGACGGTACAGGTAAGAAAGTACTAATGACTGTTGGTTTCAGACCGGAATGGGAGAAAGGCACTATGAGAAAGTTTTCTCAACAAGTATTCCTAAACCGATACATGAAGAAAGCAGACCCCGCAGCAGGTGTCGAAGGTGATAGAAACTTAGCCGATGGTGAGTGGGTTGTTCGTGCTACTATCGAAGAAATGAAAGGTAACAACATAGAAAAGGTTGGTACTAAACATGACATACTCAAAGTATCTAACGGTAATGTAGAGTGGTTCGGATTACCTTTCATGGAGTGATTATATGCTTACTGTTGATAGTAATTCCTTGACATGGTTACTAACTTTGTCTCAAAGGAAACAAAATGTTTCGGGCAAAGTATCGCCACAGGTTCATTCTTTAATGATGAGAGCAGTAGGTAGTAGACTTACTGCTTGCTCTCTCGTCAAGGATGGGTTGTCGTCATTAACATTATTATCTATACCTTGTGCCGGTACAGGAAACTTTGCTATATCTGATATAGACGCTTTCTTGGGTGTTTTAAAATATCATGGTGGAGTTATTAGATTAGAAATTGGTGAAGATAAAATTATCTTAAAATCATCTAACAAACAAACTACTATGACCTCTTCTGATAAGGCTCTAGCATTTCCTCACACATCTTCTAATGTAGCAGAGTGGGAAGCGAAATCTGTTAGGTTGGCTACAAAGATAGACTTGACTGATACAACATATATGCTTAATAGTGGTGCTAAAAGAAGGCCGTTTGCTTCGTGGGAGAATATAGACACTACTACTTTGTATGAAGCATTTAGGTGCGATAATATGAACAACCAAAGATACAACCTATACACAGTAACTTCTGATGATAGAGGGTTATGTGTTGAAGTAGGTAAGAATCTTAAAGGTAAAACTATATCTCAAATTGACCCAAAACCACAGGATGTTTTCGAGGCAGTTTATATGGGTGGTTTAGAATACGTTTTCAAAGAATTGACAGGTACAGCAAGTATTTACTTCTTTGACTTTAGACCCGAAGGACAGGGTATCAGAATGCTAATTACATTAGGTGATGGCGACTTTATTTTCCAAGCAAGTAACTTGGGGTGATTAAATGGATTTAGAAATAACAGGATTAGAATTAGGAAAAAACAAAAGAATGATTGACGGGTATGACGTTACTATTACTATCATACCTACTGACTCACAGCCTTTGTATAAAGACTATGAGTGGTTGAATGCACAATATGTAAAGCATGGTAAAAATATGGAGACTATTGCTACCGAATGTGGCGTTACCGCTATGTGTATTAACAATTGGCTACGCCGCCACAACATTGATACCCGTAGTAGGGGCGCAAGAAAGGTGAATTGAAATGGTTAATTACACACAGCGTTGGCCGGACTGCGAAAGATGCGGCGCTACTTTCTCTTGGGTTTTCGTGGAACATATAGACAATGCGGAAATATATGAATGTGAACATTGTAATGACCTTAAGATGTTTAGGCATGATGTGGAATGATTGTAGAAAAAACTAATGGTAGAAATGTTCTCATAAGGGCTAGAGATAAAGACGGTAAAAGATACGAGAAAACTATTACAGGCTATTGGCCTTACTGCTACATGGAAGATGAGAATGTACCTTACGTAGCGGAAGCGGTTAGAACGGAAGCAGGTTATACAGGTCTATATGGTGAATCATTGACTAAGGTTTATTGTGCTACCCCTCACGATGTAAGACAACTATCTTACGCAGGCTCTACTTGGGAAGCGAATGTACCCTATACTAACAAGGTTCTTTGTGATTACATAAACGATGGTAATGAACCTATACCTAACTATAAACATAGGACATGGTATTTAGATTGTGAATGGTCGCCAACGACAGGACACATGAGAGTTATTGTGGCCTATGATAATTTTACCGGAAAAGAATATGTTTGGTTCGTTGAGTCAACGCTTGCGGGGCAGGG